CGTTAAAGAGCATGATGCCCCTTACCTGCTAGAACAGCGAATCCATAAAGCCAACATGAAACAGTTCCTCGAAGAAAACCCTGACGCTGTACCGATGGGGTTACAAACTGACAACCGCTACGTTATCTACGTACGCAAACCAACTGCAAAATAAGGAGTAACAATTATGTCGACCGACGTAACTATTTTTAACAACACTGACATTGCTGCTGTTAAGCAACGTAAAGGCGCATTGGGTGATGTATTCCAAGCACCTGCACCTAAACCTACTGGCAGCCGTATCCAAGCTACAAACACAGGTAAGTTCAAGAAGATCGTTAATGGTCAAGAAGCACCTAAGCAAGTAGCTGATGAGATCAACGTAATCATCGTTGGTGCATTACCTAAAGTATCGCGTGAATACTATGAAGGCGATTACGACGAGAACAATAAGTCATTACCGACTTGTTGGTCTAACTTGGGGGATAAACCAGAAGCAGGTTCTACTTCACCTCAACATGCTGCATGCGCTACTTGCCCACAGAACATCAAAGGTTCAGGCGCAGGTGATCGTAAAGCATGTAAGTATCAACGTCGTTTAGCAATCATGTTGCCGGGTGATCCAGAGAAAAACATCTACCAGATGAAGATTCCGGGTGGTTCATTGTTCGATAAAGGCGCAGCTAATGCGTTTGGTTTCGAGGCTTACATTAAGTACATCGTAGGTAATGGCTTCTCACCTGATACTGTGGTTACTAAGATATTCCATGACCCTAACAACAAAGGTCAGACTTACGTACTTAAGTTCAGTGCTGAGCGTCCACTTACTGATGAAGAATATAACGCAGTAGTAGAAGCACAGAGCAACCCAGACGTTGAGCGTTATACGAAGATTAGCGTAGCTGAAACTGACGGTGTTGGTAGCACTGGTGAGATTGAGTTTGCATCTGCACCCCCTGCGGATGAGCCGGTAGAAGAACCTGTAAAGCGTAGTTCTAAGAAAGCAGCTGAGCCTAAGCCTGAGGGCAAGAGTAGCTTGGCAGCTGTTATCGACGAATGGAACTAGTCTACTGTCATGAGTTATGGGTATTCAGCCAGACTCATAGAACTTAACAAGCGTGCTGATAAGACTCAGCTAGGTGTGCGACTCGGACGTGCCTGTATCCGTAAAAAGGTACCGGTGTCCGAGATCGCTAACCAATTGGGTGTAAGCAGGCAGACTGTTTACAACTGGTTCTGTGGGATAAACGAGCCTCGCGACAATGTAGCCGAGGAAATCAAATCAATCATCCGTAGTTTCTACGGGAAGTAATTTATGAATGACTTTGACCTTTTAGATGCTGTGCAACCTAGCGAAGGCTGGTTTGCTGTACTTGGTATCAAAGGCGATGACGTTCGACAAAAATTAGTAGCTACGAGAGAAGAGCTAGAGGAAGTATCCGAACGTTTTGTAGCGCAACACCGCAACGTATTTTTCGGTGTAGCTAAATACAAGACTGGAGACAACCGCACCAAGGGAAATGTCCGTGCATTAAAAGCATTTTGGCTAGATATAGACTGCGGAGAGCAGAAAGCTGAAGTCAACCCAAAGACAGGAATACCTGATGGGTATATTGACCAAGCCACAGGTCTGAAGGAACTACAACGTTTTTGTAAACTCATCGGCTTACCGAAGCCAACTATTGTTAACTCTGGACGCGGACTACACGTCTACTGGGCGCTTAGCGAAGAAATAACTCGGGAAGAGTGGGAGCCTGTTGCTGACCGACTGCACCAGTTATGCCTGACTCACGACTTGTTTGTGGATGCTTCAGTATTTGAAGTTGCACGTATTCTGCGTATTCCGGGCACGCTTAACTTTAAAGATGATCCGCCTTCAGAAGTATCTGTAATGACTGTGGGGCAGCCTACAGATTACGACGACTTAATTGATCTGCTTGGCGTTGAAATCAAAGAGCTTGCAGCTGCACCGAAAAGGCAGATGACTGCTCTTGGTATGGCGATGATGCGTGACATGTCGTCTAGCTTCAGCAAGATTATGGTGCGAAGCAGAAACGGCGACGGCTGTCAACAACTGCGTAGCTGCTACCAAGATAGGGAGAACTTGTCTGAGCCACGTTGGTTTGATGCGCTTTCTGTTGCTAAGTTTTGTGACGACCGAGATGAGGCAATTCATAGGTTGTCTAGCGGTCACCCTGACTACGACTTCAATTTAGTCGAGCAGAAGATTCAGCACATACTCGGACCGCATACGTGCGACGAATTCGAGAAACATAACCCTCACGGGTGCGATGACTGCCCACATAAAGGCAAGTTAAAGAGTCCTATAACGCTTGGAAAGTTAATTATCGAAGCAGAAGAGGAAGATAATATTGTTGTTGCAGATAACGAAGTACACACAATACCTCCATATCCTGCTCCGTTTTTTCGTGGCAAAAGCGGTGGCATCTACTACATGCCACCGGAAGATGAAGCAGAACCAGTGCGTGTTTACGAGAACGACTTATATGTAGTCAATCGTATGCGTGACCCGCAAGTTGGTGATGTCGTAGTAATGAAACTGCACCTACCGCAAGACGGTGTAATTGAGTTCGTAGTGCCCAATACCCATGTAACGGATACGAACGAGCTAAGAAAAGAACTGTCTAGCAAGGGCGTGTTAGTAGGCAAGAAACAGTTTGGTCTACTAACTGATTACATAATGCTCGCAATCAAAGAATTGCAACACAAAAAGAAGGCAGAACAAATGAGATTACAGTTTGGTTGGGCTGATAAAAACAGCAAGTTTATTGTTGGTGACCGTGAGATCACTGCGGCGGGTACTTTCCATAGCCCACCGTCATCTACCACTACTAACCTAGCACAGCACATGATTCCTCAGGGATCGCTAGAAAACTGGAAAGAAGTATTCAAGCTATATGGCAAACAGGGTATGGAGCCGCACGCATTTGCTGCATTGACCGGCTTCGGCGCACCACTACTAAAGTTTGTAGGTCAAAACGGTGCCGTCATAAACGTGATACACAATAACTCAGGTACTGGTAAGTCGACCATACTGTGGATGATTAACAGCATATGGGGAGACCCTGAGAAGCTAGCAGGTATCGCAGGAGATACACTGAACGCTAAGATTCTTAAGTTAGGTATTGTGAATAACTTACCGAACACCGTGGACGAGATTACTAACTTGTCCGCCAAGGAATTCTCTGAGCTTATCTACAACATGTCGCAAGGTCGTGGTAAAGACCGTGTGAAAAGCTCTGCTAACGAGCTACGCCAAAACCTGACTTCGTGGCAGACCATATCGGTATTCAGTTCAAATGCTTCATTTTATGAAAAGCTTGCGGGTATTAAAAACAGACCTGAAGGTGAAATGATGCGTCTGCTTGAGTATGCGATTGACTACACAGACGAGAACACCCTAGAAACTGGCTTTGCTAAGCACATGTTTGACCACAAGCTGAAAGAGAATTTCGGTCATGCGGGTGACATTTATGCCTCGTGGTTAGTAGCTAATCTCGAAGAAGTGCGTAACACAATACTCAGTATCCAAGCCAAGATTGACCGCGAAATTAAACTGACCCAACGTGAGCGTTTCTGGTCAGCAGTAGCAGCTGCTAATATAACCGGCGGTCTTATCGCTAAGAACCTAGGGTTAATCGACTGGGATATGAAGGCTATTTACGCGTGGGTTACCAAGATGATTATGGGACTCCGTGAAGACACCGCACCACCCGCACATGATTCTGTAGCTGTTATCGGTGACTACATTAACCGTCACATGCAGAACATTCTGGTAGTAAACGAGGCTAATGATTTACGTACAGCGATGCCTACTCTGCCGCAGCTTGAACCACGAGGTAAGTTACTTATCCGCTACGAGCCTGACACAAAGATGATGTACATGGCAGCTAAGGCGTTCAAGCAGGATTGTATTGAGGCGCAGATCAACTACAAAGATACCGTAAACGACCTGAAAAGCAGGGGCATATTTGTAGGCACAATGAATAAACGCCTATCGAAAGGTATGAAAGTAGCTGCTCCGGGCGTGCATTCAATGATATTCGACTGCTCAGGCTCTGAGTTTATCAACGTAGAAGATTTGGTTATACCTGAGGAATCCGCTGATGAGAGTGGAGAAGGTTGAGTACGATGTTAACTGGAAGAACTTTACTAAAGGCTATTCTATTTTCATACCCTGCTTGGATTGCAGCTCGGCTAA